ATAAATTCCAATTCCACGGCTCAATTTTTGCCGCTCTTATCCGCTTTGAATGAAGCTGGTGGTGGAAAATCATTTATGCCTGATTTACCCCCTAGTGTAGGAAAACAAAAGTTCCAACCTGTATTTGATACACCAAGACAACAACAAATCGTGAAGGCTTATGTGGTTGAAAGTGAATTGAGCCAGGTTCAAAAAAGAATAACAAGAATAGAAAGAAGCACAAGTTTTTAACAGATGGAAAAAAATATATTTAAGAATATGAACGAACCAACCCTATACCTTGATTTTGAAGATGATGAATTGATGTCGGGAATGGACGCCTTATCATTCGTGGATAAACCAGCCACAGAGGTCAAATGGGAGATTTTTAGACAACTTGACGAGAGTTATAATGACTATCCCGAAAAAGCAAGAGAAAACGCTTGTAGAGCAATTAGATACAAAGAAAAAATCAAAGATTTAGATTGTGGAACAAGGGTGGGTTGGACAAGAGCATCCCAACTTTGTAATGGTCGTTCAGTATCTATTGAAACGATTGCTCGCATGGCTTCATTCAAAAGACACCAACAGAATAAAAATGTTCCCTATGACGAAGGTTGTGGTGGAATTATGTGGGACGCTTGGGGCGGTGATGACGGAATAAATTGGGCTATTCGTAAATTGGACACCATCAATAGACGATTAAGATTAAATGAATTCGGTGAAGAAAAATTCACGGATATTGATTACGAAAAACGAATTGTTAGTGCTCCTGTTATGTTGGCTGAAACAGCAATTCCAAGATACAATCCCGAAATCGGTAAATACTTTGTTAAGTTCAAGAAGGACACCATCTTTAGAATGATGAAGAAATACCTTAAAGAAAACAAAATCCATAATGTTAATACCAATCACAACCCAAATGAAAAAAGGGATGGAGTTTATATGATTGAAAGTTATATTGTGGATGACCGAAACCAAAGCAAGTTGTTCCCTGAAATTCCTGAAGGTAGTTGGGTCGCAACATTCGCTGTTGAAAACGATGAGGTTTGGAACCAGATTAAAGCTGGTGAATATACAGGGTTTAGTTTGGAAGGTATGTTTATTGAAAAATACGAAGACGAATTGATTTCCAATATTGAAAAACAAATCAAAGATATTGTGAATGGTGAAGGTAGTGATATGACCAAAGAAGAAAAAATTAAAAAACTTTTAAACATTAAATAATGAAAAACTTTTGGGTTGTATTTTTAACATTCGTATCACCATTATTCCCCCTGATGTTATTGGTTTCAATTATGACCTTGATAGATACTTGGGTGGGTAGATGGTATGCGAAAAAACAAGGTGAAGTAATCACATCAAGAAAAACAAGATTGGGACTAACAAGGAAATTGATAATTTATTTCTTGGTTGTGTTTGTATCTTACTTGGTGGATTATGTAATTGTTAATGAAATCATGCGAAACTATATTTGGTTTGATTGGGCATTTACGAAATTCTTTACACTAGTTTTACTTTGGATTGAATACACCAGTATTGATGAAAAAGTTAAATGGACTTATGGTAGGGGATTGACTGATAGAGTGGTTGATTTTGCGAAATCACTTAAAAAAATAATTGGTTTTACAAAGGATGTAGACCCAAGAAAATAACGCATTAAACAAAAATAAACTTTAATATTTAATACCGATTATGAAATCAAATTTAATTTCAAAAATTAACGAATGGTTCGCAGAACAAAAATTTGCGACAGATTACACAGCCGTGACTGGGGAAATCGTCCGTTGTCTAACAGAATTGGGTGTTGGTGGAAAAGTGGTTCAAGTCCTTCAAGGAGAAGAAGCACCTTTAACTGATGGTCAATATGTTTTGGATAATGGAAAAGCGATTGAAGTGTTAGGTGGTGAAATCAAATCAATAAACAATACAACAGCATCAGAAAATATGGGAATAGAAGAAGGAGCTTTAGACAGCACAGGAATGCCGATTGACCAATATGAAGCAGATTACAAAAAAGAAATCGTATCAAAATTGGTTGACGGAACTGAAGTAAAAATTCTTTCTAAAGGTGATGCTCTATCAGTTGGCGATGAAGTTTTGGTAAAAGACGCTGAAGGTAAATTCGTAAAAGCACCTGAAGGGAAACATGCTCTTGAAGGTGGTTTAACAATCTACACAGACGCAGATGGTTTTATCAACGAATTGGAAACAGAAGAAACTGAAAAGAGAGATGACCAAGAAGAATTAAGAAGAGAAATGGGTGAAATGTTTTCCGCCATTTCAACATTAACAACTATGATTGATGAATTGAAAGCATCAATTTCAGCAGTTAAAGACGAAAACAAAGAATTAACTGAAAAAGTTAGTAAGTTTTCAGCTGAACCATCAGCACCAAGTATCACAGAAACAAAGCACTTTTCAAAAGTGTCGTCTAAAGAAGAGAAGTTAAAATTCTTTTCAAATAGATAATAACAATAAAAAATAAACTAAAATTAAAACAATAAGAAAATGAGTTTAAATGTAGCAGGTCTTACAGCATACGTAGACCAAACAAAAATGGAACTTATCCGTAAATTCGTCTTGGAAGGTCGTTCAGCAAGTTTCTTAACTATCCAACCAGACATCAAATCAAGTGCGTCTATCAACATCTTATCTTCACAACTTGTAGCACAAGCTGGTGGTTGTGGATTTACAAACGAAGGTCAAACTATCTTAAGTCAAACACCTTTGACTGTATGTCCTTTGAAAGTGAATGAAAGTATCTGTTTGGACACATTAGAGCAATACTACACGCAGTATATGATGAACCCTGGTTCATATAACACACAAATCCCGTTTGAGCAAACTTATGTATTAGACAAAATCGCAAATATCAGCTCTTTGATTGATACTTTGATTTGGCAAGGTAATACAGCAACGACTGGTCAAACTTCTTTGTGTGATGGTTTCATCACTTTGGCTGAAACTACTTATTCAGGTTCAGTAATCAACGGGAACACATCATCAGCAACTGCTATTACACCAAGTAATATCATCAGTTTGATTGACGATATGTCTGCGAGCATCAACGTAAATATCATCAATATGGATGACCTTTACTTGTATGTTGGATACGACACTTACAGAACATACCAAATCGCTTTAAGAAACGCAAACTTGTTCCACTACAACGGACAACAAGACCAAGGCGAAAACTTTTCACAGCTAATCCCTGGTCAAAATATCAGAGTTATTGCTTTGAAAGGTCTTAACGGAACTAACAAAATGTTCTTATCTACAAAATCTAATATGTATTATGGTGTAGATATGTTGAATGACTATGAAAACTTTGAATTGTTCTATTCACAAGATTTCCAAGAAGTAAGAATGGTTGCTAAATGGAAAATGGGTGTGAATGCGGCATTCTGGGATATGGTTTCATACTTCAGCTTGTAATCACTAACTAATTATGGGGGGTGAATAACCCCCCTTTTAAAAAAAAATAAACGAAAACTAAAAAAATATATAACTATGAGTTTTTCTTGTAATTTAAATGGCGGGTATGTGTTAGGTTGTTCTAGTATCGGTGGTGTTGAGAAAATCTGGTTAGGTGAATATGTTGATAATGTTGTTGCGGAATTCAATTCTTCAAGTGTAATCACAGGGATTACAACAACAGGTTTGACTGTATATTCATTTGAGCAAGATATTGAAACTGCTGGTTTGGTTCAAACTGGTAATTATTCCCGTGAAAACGGAACTGTATTCTATGAAAGTTTGCTTTCTATGAAATTATTTGGTCTTGACGCAACTGTAAGACAAAGAATGGTAGAGATTGGTAGAGCACCATTATTCGCTGTAATTAAATCTAACGCTGGTGATTATTACTACTGCGGACTTGAAAGTTCAGGTAGAGCATCTGCGGGTGAAGCGAACTTGGGTCAATTATTAGGAGATATGAATGGTCTTAACCAAACTATTTCTTGGAAATCTGCTAATGGTGTTTATCTAATGGATGGCGCTGTTTTAGGAACTGATATTACGATTGCGTAATTAACTTCCCTTTCTTCAGGTCTAAATGACCTTTTATCTATAGGTAAAGCCCCCACCAATAAAGTGGGGGTTTTTCGTTAAGACAAATACCATTCGTAAGCCCCAATCATCTTTTCATTTAATGCCTTGAAACTTTTATATTGAGCGTCAGTTCCAGGGTCGCAACGAAAGTATCCATCGTAAATTGATTGAACACCTTTAACATTATATTCGCTCCACCAAATACCAAACCCTTTGTATGTGAATTCGCCTTCAAACGCTTCAGGTGTTTTGATAAATGATTTTAGGTCTTTAAGATTGGTTATGTTTTTCATATCACAAAGATACAACAATTCTTTAAACCAGCACAACATAAAACAAAAAAACCAAAAATATATTTAATGGTATGATTACAATTGCCAACTACCAAATGGAATTAACCCCATTTACTTTGACGGAAATGACTACATATCCGTTGAATATAACTAACTACATATTGGAGTTGGAAAGCAATATGCTTCAAGACAGCACCTTGTTATTCTTGACTGGTGAAACTTCTTTGAATGTAGAAAGGTATAACTATTACGAAATCAATTTAACACCTTACAATCTACCAGAAGGGACTTATGATTATAAAGTGTGGCAAACAACAGGTTCAACTTTATCAACATCAGCTCTAACAACAAGTGATGTAGTTGAAAGTGGATTTTGTTATTTGTATTCATCAGGGACAACACAAGTGCCTACTTATAATTCGCCACAACCTGTATATGTATTTGAATAATTATGGAAAAAGAAAACGAAATCACTAAAGCATCGCCAGTTAAAATATTCACATTTAACGAAGCATACCAACCCCCAATCTATAAATTTGAAAAGAAAGGTAATTTCCACTTTTTAAGTTTCGGGGCTGATAATAAATACCCTTTGTTATTGTTAGAATTATTTAACAATTTTGGCTCACCATTACACAAAGCAATCATCAACAAAAAAGTTAAGATGACTTCTGGTTTTGGATATAAAGACATTCAAGACCCTGAACTAAAGGTATGGGCTGAAAAGAATAAATTGGAAAAACTTTTAATCTACATCAGTCAATCATTTGAAATCTATAATGGTTTCTGTATTGAAGTAATTTGGGACAACGGGGGTCAAAGTTTTGACCTTAAGTATGTTCCATTACATACAATCCGTATTGGATTAAAGGAGCATGAAGACGAGGCAGATTATTATTGGTATAGTGAAGATTGGGGTGATATTAAGAAACCTGAATACGAACCACAATATATCAAGAAGTTTGACCCAAGTGATAGAACAGGTCGTCAATTATTATACTATATTGAACCAAACCCATCTTTAACAGATGTCTACCCAATTCCAAACTATTCAACCACAATCAACTATATTGATTTGGACTATCAAATAGGTGTGTTCCACTTAAATCAGGTAAGACAAGGGTTTGCCCCATCGTTCATCTTAAACTTCGCCACAGGTATTCCCACACAGGAAGAACAAGATATGTGGTATAGAGAGTTTCAACGAAACTACAAAGGTGCTGGTGGGTCAGGTAAAATCTTAATTACCTATAGTGATGGTGGAGACCAGAAACCTGAACTTATCCCCATCCAACTTAATAATTCAGATGAACGCTTCATCTTATTACAAGATATGGTTGAAAAAAACATCACACAGGCTCACGAAACACCTGTTCAGTTAGTATCGTTCCAACCAGGTAAATTGGGTTCATCAGAGGAAAGAAAAGAGTTGATGGCTGAATTCCAAACTTACTACATTTCAATCCGTCAAAACCAAATTGAAGAAGCAATAAATGGCATATTAAAATACATCGGTTATAGTGAAAAGATTGTATTGAAAGATTACACAACCGCTGATAAATCCAACACACTTATTGATGAACCATTAGAGGTTGCCAAAAGTCGTGTATCAAATGTTAATAACGAAATAACACCACTAGTATGAGTTTTCAACCAAAAGTATATTTCATATCCACCGAGTATTTGCGTCAGAACACGCCAATAGAGGACAACGTGGACGATAAAAAAATCCTTCCATACATAACAAAAGCAGAGGATACATACCTTCAAGAAGTCATAGGGGAGACAGGTTATGATGCGTTGAAGGACGCACTTGTTTCTAACACATTAACTTCTGATGACCAAACATTCATTAGAAATTATGTGCAACCTATGGTGGCTCAATATGCGTTTTATTTGATGTTTCCGTTCTTAAACTACAAGGCAACTAACAAAGCCGTATCAAAAGAAAGTAGTGAATATTCAACCCCATCAGAATTGGAAGAAATCAAATACCTTCGTTCAAATATTTTGGATATAGCAGAGTTTTACAAAAGACGAATGGTTAAGTGGTTATTAGACCATCCAGGAGTGTTTTGGTGGTATGATAGTCCAAACGCATTAGACAACTTACCAAAGTCCGCCAAATCGTATATGAATGGTGTTTATTTGCCGTGGGGTGGTAGTCGTGGTAATCTACCTGTATGGACTGAACCTTACGGAAGCACATACCCTTGTGGTGGTGGCGGATGGTGTAATGGTGGCGCTTATGGTGGAAATAATTATTTTTAATCTATGAAAGATATTGAACTTTGGGAAATTGATGAACTATTATCAAACCCACGATTATCAGACAACTATAAGGTTAAATTCTTTGAAGAATTATTGGGGGTTGAATTGACCGATGATAATGTTGAATATGAATTTAAGAAATGGCGAGCAGATAATATCAGGTCGTCAAATGTTAAAAAGATTATGTATAATGATGAAACAAAGGAAATGTTTATTCAGTTCCAAGATAAGTCAATTTATACCTACTTTGGTGTTTCATTTCAGTTGTTCTTGGATGTATCTGGTGGTCGTGCCACTTGTATAACATCGGGTGAAAACAAATATGGTGTTTGGTATGTTGGTAAGACCCCTAGTGTCGGTGCTGCCGTTCATAGATTTCTAATCAAGAAGGGTGTGAAGTATCGTAAGGGTGGAACTTTAAGATAAGAAAAAACCCCTGAACTACAACGGATAATTCAAGGGTTTAAGACATAAGATTGACTAATCTAATAATATGAGTTCATTTCTACTTGTAAAGTAATTTATACAGAACATCAATCTTATTTTCTATATCTTGTAGGTGTTCTTGGACACAATCCAATTTATCATCTAAATTATCAATCTTATATAACATTAAAGTTATTAAGGTTGAATTGTCTGTTGTAGTCCCTATTTCATCGGCACAGGTTAAAACCATTTCAATAAATTCTTCTTGTTTTGATTTCATAATTGGATTGTTATTTTGTTCTGATAAATTATACGATTTTTAATTATATTTTTCAAGTCGGCGAGATTTTTTAATTCAAGATATTTCATAACACTTTGGGTTGTATCAAACAATTCATAATTGGATGGGTCTTCAACATCAAAGATTTTGTATCGGTATGTTTTGTTTTTTCTACCCCTTAATCTGTGGTATGTCCCAATTGCCAGTTTCATATATTCTTTGGTGTTTAGGTTCATTACAGATTTGATTTGTTCTTTTTGATTTATTCCCGATAATACCAGATATATAAACTTTCGTTGAAGGTCTGTAAATTGGTAATACCTTGAATGGTGGATAATCAGTTTTTTGGTTTCTTGATAGTCCATTTCATCTATGTAGGGTTCATCAATAACATCTTCAAGCATATCATCAATTATCCCCACAAATTCAATTAGTTTTTTTCGTTTCTTATAACTGAAACAATAATTACGGATGATGATAAAGTTATATCCCTTAATTTCGTTGAAGTCATCCACCAGTTTCCCTTCAGTATATTTCTTGTAAATCTGTTCCATCGCTGCTGAAACAATATCTTGTTTGTCGTCATCAGGTATGAACCTACAACCACTTACCTTATTTACAAGTTTTTTTAATTCTTTGTATATTTGGGGATATGACTTCATTTAATAAGTATATCAATCTTTTAAAAAACCTGTAATAGTTTCGTCTTTTTGTTTGGTTGAAGATGATTTGATTGCTTGTTGAACGCTCCATTTGTTATATTCCAAATACAAGTCGCTCAAAGCACTTCGTTGAGTTGATTTCATTTCACTATCAATTCCCTTATTCCAATCTGTAGTGAATAAGATATGGAAGCGTTCTGGTATGTTTGATAAATCTTTCATATTCCAAACTTTTCTAAAAGTGATGGGTCAATTAGTTGTTGAGCTTCCCTATCTGTAAAATCTAATTCATCGGTAGTATTTAACACTTTAACATTAGTGTTATTTACCTTTTTACCATTTATGTTATTTAACACTAATAAGTTAAGTGCGGTGGTAAAGGCGTCTTTGATGGTCATTTTGTTATGGAAGCAATACGATTTTAAGATTTCGTGTTGCTCATCTGATATATTAAGTGTTTTCATACTACAATAATAAGTTATTTAATTTACTTAATCAAATTCTATAATGCTCTTACTGGTAAGCTGGTTATTTAATTACTTGAAGGGAATGGAAAAGTGATAAGTCCGCTCTAGATGCTAGTGCCAGAAGCACTTAATCAATCTAAAACCTTATCACTTCAAACCTGAATGGTTATGGTCGTAGGGTATAAGTCCGTTGAATTACCTACAAGTGAGTAAGAGTATTTCAACCCTTACATCAATAAGTATAACAAACTTTTGTAAAAGTTCCAATAGTAGTTATTAAATTTATCTTTTTTGATTTTACCCTATATTTATAGATATGAAAAAATCAATCATAGAGTTCATCATCATAGCAATTCAAGATTGGGATGATAATACACGATTGGGTGAGGAAATTAGGGTATTACAGGAAACTTTGGAACACTTGGTAGATACAGACACCGACAACCTTATTGGAGCCCTTCTAATGATGATTTATTTATGTCCTGACGATAATGATTTGGGAAGACACATTCGTAAAAATTATATCCCATACAAACTATATTTGAAACATGCTGAAACAAACCCTTGAGGAAATCTGTAGGACTGGTTCAATTTACGATGAAATTATTGATAATATTATCAAACCCAATTACCATCTTAAACCTGAACTGATTTCTGAACTATCAATTTCATTTTTGGAAAATGAAGTCAAACTTAATCAGGTAATCAAAGATGGGTATTTTCTTTATTACTTCATTAGAGCATGTAAAAACCAAGTTCATTCAAATACCAGTCCATTTCACAAGAACACACGAATACAAGAAAATCTGTTTTACGACAACTTAAACATAGCAGATGATGACGACATCCAAATCAAAATAGAAAACGAACAGAAGTATCTTAAAATTGATAAGGCATATACCACAATCCCCAAAACCCACTTCCAAGAATTTGTATTCCACGAATACTTCACCAAAGACAAGACCTATAGACAGATTGGGGAAGAAATTGGAGTTTCACACTGTCTGATATTCCACGAGGTCAAAAAAATAAAAGTAGAATTGATGTCCCGAATTTAATTTTTTTATTCTTCATACTATTTATTTATTAAATAATACTACTATAATTAGGTTATGAAGAAAGAAGAATTATTAAAACAAAGATTGGAAAGGTGCCAGGTGTTAGAAAAACACGGCTATACCTACGACCAAATCACAGGGAAGATTTATGGGTCAAGAAAAAAAGAAATCACAAGAAAAGATTGGAATGGATATGTCCATATTTATTTCAGCAGTCCAAAGTTTAATTTGGCAGGACATCACTTCGCATGGTATATGATACACGGAAATGTTGATTACGACCAGATTGACCACATCAACGGGGTAAGGGATGATAATAGAATTGAAAACCTACGAGCAGCCACAAATCAAATCAATTCATTTAACAGAAGAAAAGTCGTTGGTTATAGTTGGAGCAAGGACAAAAAGAAATGGCATGCCAAAATCAAATTAAATGGTATTACACACAACTTGGGGTTCTATGATAATCAACACGACGCCAGACAGGCATACTTAAAAGCAAAACAAAAATACCACCAAATATGAAAATAGATTTAAGATTAGGGGATTGTATAGAAGTAATGAAATCATTACCAGATAATTCAGTAGATAGTGTAATCACAGACCCACCATACGGGATTGGGTTTATGAATAAAGAATGGGATGACCCAAAGAAACATAAAGAATTGATTGAGCGTGAAAACAAACGAGCACAAGAACGATTTGAAGAAGGTAAATCACCTGTAAAAGGTGGGTTTTCCAAAGGGGTTCAACCTGGTCTTAAAATAGGTGGAGCCAAAGAAGGTAAGTGGTTTCAAGAATGGTGTGAATTATGGGCTCAAGAATGTTTCAGGGTGTTAAAACCTGGTGGATATATTTTAAGTTTTTCTGCTCCAAGAACATATCATCGGATGGCAACGGCATTTGAAGATGTTGGGTTTGAAATTAGAGACCAAATTATGTGGGTATTTGGTTCGGGGTTTCCGAAGTCCCATAACATCGGTAAAGCGATTGATAAGATACAAGGTAATGAACGAGAGGTTGTCGTTGATAATCCAAATAAAAGAACCAATAAGGCTGATTTATCTATTGAACCATTAAATAGCTTGAAAAAAGATTTTGATTTAACCAAAGGTAATGGTGATTGGGAAGGTTGGGGTAGTGCGTTAAAACCAGCACACGAACCTATTGTAATGGCAAGAAAACCTTTAAGTGAAAAGTCCATCGCAGAAAATGTATTGAAGTGGGGAACAGGTGGGATAAACATAGATGATTGTAGAATTGGTAGTGAAGTAAGAACAACCCAAATCCATAGTGATGATGTTAAAGATGATACGACTATGTTTGGATTACACAAGACAGTTCAACACGAAAGGGTTGAAACGACACAAGGTAGATTTCCAGCAAATCTAATTGTGGAATGTATCTGTGATGAAACATATACCAAACCAGCACCAGCATCAGGTCATCATCCAAAATCAAAAACGACAGGTTATGGTGAATTTGGAAATGGTAATTCAACATACGAAGGAACAGGTGAAAGGGAAAGTGGTGATATGGTTATTCATACCAATCCAGAATGTCCTTGTTATATGTTAGACCAACAGAGTGGAACACAGAAATCAACCAAATGGAAAAAGAAACATAACGATAGTGTAGGTGGTGTATTCGGTGGTGGTAATATGAATGAAAATAATTCTTATGGTGATAAAGGTGGAGCATCAAGATTTTTCTATAGTCCAAAAGTATCCAAGAAGGAACGAAATATGAATATGACTG